AAAAGATTATCGTCCCCCTTCTGGGACTATTCATTAGGGTACAAAGGTAAAATAGGGCGCACCCTGATACCTAACGAAAGTAAAGTCTTCACCAGCAGCTGATTCCTCAGAAACTACAAAAGCTGGTGATGAACCAGTAATATCCACCTGTATTTCATAATTAGATACCCATTCTGTGATTTCTCCATTAGCATTATCACCAATCAAATCGGAGGCAAATGAGTACAGGTACCTATTATTTCCATAAAAAGGCAACTCCACTTCAATGCCCCCATTGGAATGGGCCATAAAAGTAACGGTGCCATTTACAGAGGCTGGTTCTGGGATGTAAGTAAAAGAACCGCTTGGCGAAGCATATGATTCCATCCCACGTAATGAAACTTTAGCTTGATTATGAGGATTGTCGAAATCAAAACCAAAAAGCTGAAGCCTCTTACGTATTCCTCCTCTGCAACCCACAAAAGCATACCTCAAATACGAGAATAAGTTCTTATTCAAATCATATGTGGTACCCACATTTGAGTATGCAGCTTGAATTTGAGGAATAATAGGAAATTGAACATTGGCGGTCTTAATCAAGTTAGCATCAGCCCCAACATTGTAAAATCCTGAGTGTACATATCGTCTAAGTAGTGACCGAAATGAAATTGGGCGTTCACCAAAGTAGTCCTCGGCAATATGAACATCTGAAGCAGATGATTTATTCAAATCTATGCATGTGACGTTTTTATCGATAACCAAACTCTCCGTATACAAGCGTTGATCTGGAAGAAATGATCCATTAAGAAAATTAACTTCCAAATCTTCACAAGACACAAACACGTTAATGGAAATGTCTGAATCGTCAGGAGATTGAAGAGTAGTGATTGGCACAACATAGATAAAGCCATTCAGATATTCATCATGAGTACCAATAGAAAATGTACTACCGTAGAAATATCGAGATGCACTATATGGCAACTCGAGCTTCAACCATTCACGTGGTGCTGCCCAATTGACGCACATTTCAATACTTTGCGTTTGTTGAATATCCACTATGCCAAGGTACTGTTTGTTCAATTTTGGATTGGCCGCAATAAGACCATGTTGAGAAACGTTTGGCTCATAAAATACCGCAAATTTCCCTCGGTGATAAGCAGAACAAACTATATCAAAGCGAAACGTTATTGTACCTCTCCAATAAGCAAAGGGCTGAGACGCAAAAGCCATTGGGGTTGGTTGCATAAATGCGGTAGTCAAATTTTTGTAATACGTGTACAATTGCGGAGAAACTCCACATTTGAACAGTACATCAGACATAACAATTGAGTCATCATTCCAACTGAAAGTAGTAAGGTATGATTCTCTCTCTGATATGTCTGTAATGACTAATTCATCATGGTCAATTCCAAGGAACCGTGGGTCAACCGTCAATTCTTGCTTTGGATCAAGTGAAATTTTGTAATTCGTATCTACTCCTATCACATGGGCGCCATTTTGATATGGCATATTTTTCATGTAGTTGGGATGGGCCAACATAATCGGTTTTGACCAACCAAAGATTGATGCTACCTTTCCTAAAGTTGTTCCTATCATTTCACTAGCGGCTGCATATGGTCCTATATAAGGAACATTTCTCATACTGCCCGCAAAATTAGCAGCCTTTGTAGCCCATCGCTGAACTGGACCAACCTCACGTTCATCCTTGTGATCTTGGATGTCAGATTCTGTGGTAATTGCTATTTGAGTCGCTGTTAAAGTACCAAACTCAACCTCAGTCATCCATGCATACACATACACAGAGATATCAGAAGGCGTAGCAGACACACAACCGGCCTGGTTCATAGTATAAATATACAAATCACCAGCCTCAGCTAGATCTTCAAAAGAGGTAACATCTGAAATCACTGATGATCCATTCATTAACCTGAAAAATGGCCTGGATGTTATAAAAGGACATGTGATCTCAGTTGGCATATTGTCCCGCACATCCATGGTGACAGCACCTGGAGCTTGAGATAAATAATTCAATAGCAGAGGTCTGTGCAGTGAATCGAGTGCATAATTGGTAACAGTATGCTGCAATGGAGCGTTCCTATTAGGTTGAGGTTGATAGGAGAGAAGCAGCCTTCCATAATGAAAAGGAGTTCCTGAAACAGCAACTCTTACATGTAGATTGCCGCGCAAATATGCAAAGTTCCTCAACTTTGAACGCACAGTTGGATCTAGTGTAAATAGATCCCAAACTGATAATACTAACGACAAATCGGTTGCCAAAGGCAACTGAAAAGTAGATATCTGGATGGGCCTAGATAAATATCCTTGCAAATCTACCATTACCCGTTGGCCAGCATCTCCTGTCTTAGTCTCACCAAGATTCTCCTTGTTTTCTACGTGACCAAGAATATCAGTTACATTCTGTTCATTGGTTAGAGCTTGAAGGTCAACAAGACCATTCTTCTGTTCACCAATCTCAGATTCCGTAATGATTCTTTGTGCCTTTAAAAGCACTTCAATTCTCTCAAAGGCTCGAATAGTGAGTTTTATGTCCTCCACATTAGAAAGATGTTTAACTCGGTGTTTGTATGCTTTTAAAAGCGTTGGGCGTGCACAAATTAAATTATTTGCGCGGAGAGCAAACAAATCTAAAGTGTCAATTGCAGGAATTCCCGTCTCTGCTAGCTTCTCCTCTAGATTCAATAGCTCGTACATTTCTTTCAAGTTAGTAGACAATCTTGAACATTCACACCTATTGTCCGATCGATGCAAATGGTGAGTGATTGACCTTTTATCTGGATTTATAGAGGCTTTAAAGATCATAAAAGGGACGCACCCTCCTCTATGGCTAGGACTTCACTCAAGCCCTTCCCCGAACATTGATCGGGTTACTTGATTTAAACCAGGAAGATATATATCTTCTAGTTCGGCTCCTTGATCAAGCAGCCATTCTTCAGCAACTGTTTTAAATCTCCTATAATCGTCAGCATCTACATGCAAAGAGAGCTCATATAAGAGACTCTCTAAGCAATCTCTGTGCTGTTGGAGTTCAGTCACTGATTTGGATGGTAGGAACCACGTTGCCATCCGATAAATAGATTGTGGGTCGAGTGGAGCCACGTATCTATTTAGCTCAGGTTTAAAAATAAACCTACGTTTTAAGAAAGAGCATGTGTCTATTGTCACAAACTTTTCCATCTCTAGACCCTTTGCGGGTGAAGTGAAAGTGATATCATAATGTTCCTTACAGAAATGCTGGTAAGTAATATTATTAAAATATTTCAACATTTCTTCCTTTATAGCAATTAAGATATCATCCCCATAAGTTACCGGCTTCATATAGTCAAAGAAATGATATTTCCTTAAAATTTCATGTGTGTACCACTTATACAAGACCATTATATTGTTTTTAAGGCCATTTTCTTCAGCAGTACCAAATTTCCCAGACGGCTGATATCCAGGTATACAAAAGATATCATTGTTCAAGTCGACTGTTGGGAAAAGCGTATCAGATAATAAGCCTTTGACAGCCCGCAGAGCTTTCTCATTGTATCCCAACTCTTTCAACAGCTCATATTGTAACGTAGCTGCAGCCCAAGAAATATCAAAAGGCATACTCTGATCGAACCCAGAATAATCTCCCTCCAATAAAAATGGAGAGAAATCTATCATATTATGCACAAATTGGTCTGCTCCCTCATACATATTGATCCCAACAGCGGAGCAAAAAGCATCACCATTGGTAGATATTAAGGAATACATTGGACCTAATAACATTCGTGAGACGAGCAGATTTCCCAAAGATGATCCTGAAAACACCCTCACCTTTCCAGCTTCAACTTTTTCTTTCTCTCTAGGCTCATCCTTTAGATGTAAAGTGTAAATGTGATGGTACAACTCTTCATTTTCATATCGTGAAAATATGCGCTCAACCTCCTCCTTTACTTCTGCAGTGGCTACTCGAGTGACATCATCTATTAACGGAAGATACTTTTCCTTATTTCCTGATCTTCCGAATCCTGAAGATGTCTTTGCATTAACCCGCCTAAATGTTGGATAAATGTCTCCTCCACCATTAATAGCCATCTCCAGTGGGAAAGGGGAGAGTTCAGTAATACCTTTATCTGACAATTTATCCAAAATATGAGCTTTGTACGCATTAATACACTGACGCAGTACATCTCTATCGAGTGAAGGTCGTTCTTTTCGCAATTTTGACATCGCGATGTTGTAAGGGTATATGTAATTGCCTTCATCATCCATACGAGGTTTCATAATTGGTATTGTATACTTATCTTCGTTTGGTGGCAGCATTGATGCTAATGTTGAAGTAAGCACAATGTAATTAGGAACGCGAGTTATTCTTGATTTTTTATTCACATTAACATAACCAGGTGCTTTCCCATAATATTTCATTCCTCCACAATACATGTGTTTAACTATAGATTTTGGACCCGGATCATTTAGAGGTAGTATTTCACCTTCTGTCAAACAAATCTTGTCATCATCACCTGATAATGGGACAAGAAGTGACTTCTCTTTCGCTTGCAGAAGAGCCTGTTCAATCATTCTGCGCGTTAATGGAGTTGCATAAGAGAGTTTCGCGGATGCCGTGTGAAGACCAAGTATATATGAACCTCCACTCACTGTTCCAAAAACTGGTGTACCACATAGTCCTTTTGCATGATTGTCCCATCGATATTGAATAAGAGCCCCAACTCGATACTCACCTACTACAGCATCATCAAGAATGTGAGATTGGTTCTTATAACGTCCTGCTGAAGAAGTGCCTCCTACTCGAATGGGAATGGAACCTTGAAATCCTTCAATACTAGGGAAGTGTTTGATAATGCGATCCCCGGCTTTAAATAGAATTCCAGATAATTCCACAAGCGCAATATCATCATTAACGATAACAATGTCCTTCCGTTTAATAGTCGTCATATACGATGTACTCTTGATTTTGTCATCATTGCCATATGCAGTACCACTGGGAACCTCAAAAGTAATCTTATTTCCAGTCCCCAAGGAATGAAGGTTGACCAATGCAAAACAACCTTGTACACCAAACAATTGAGTCTTTTGTCTCACCCCATCTGATGTAACAAAACAAGCACGACATGAGGACAAAACTGCATTCTCAAGACTTGTGACATCACCATTGTGCAAAGGTGGGTCTGGAACAATACGATCATTCCATATTTTGACTCCATGTCCGATCTCAATTTGTTTCATAGGCACTGCTGCACCAAGATTATTTTCAATTTCATTGATGTTTGACTCAGTGCCCAATGCTTCTTTCGAAATTGATTTCATAGTCTTACGCAGTATTAGCGCAACAGCACCTACCCCAGCTATAATGGGTGCATAGGAAAACGCTCTTGCTTCCCATTTTCCACCCATCATGTGCCTCACAGACTTAGCTCGTGCAAAAAGATTAGACTTTGTCTGTCGATATTTCATTGACAGAGCTACTTTTGCAGCTGCTAAAACAATACTTTTGTGATTCAAAAGCACAAGAAAAGCTGTAGTGAACATCCAAAAATTATACTGATATATTATTAATAGTCCCAAATATGCCCATTTTGTATAAAACAGACTTTCAAATGACACCTCGCTCACAATAGAAATCAGCGAAGTCACAAATTCTGGCACTATGTCCAATATCAATTTTAATTTAAGCAAGAGCATCAACATCCAACACCATGCATCCTTCCATAAATCATGTGCGCGAAGAGATTCAGTGATCAAGGGTGGTGGAGATGATTTACATTCTTCATCACCATCATCACAAGCATGATCTAGACTCATCAGAGAAAAATTTTCATTCAAAGGTTCGGGTAATATACTCTCTTCATCGCATTCAGGAAACCCAGAATTAAGCCATTCATCATACATCGCACCACTTTTATAGCGTTCCAAAATAGTGGCCTCATGCTCTATGTGAGTAGCATATTTCTCTGCCATCACTTTAGCCAACATATGAGCATCAATATCCTTCTCTTCTATAATCTCTATAGCTTTACGTGGACCTTGAGATTCGAAACGAGAAAGAGTAAAACGAAAAGGCTCTAAGGCCCCAACTCGCAGAGCTTTAACCTTATCGATTTGCGTACTTCCAGGTAATCGATATTCGGGTTTAACTTCTTGCCTAATGAACTGCATTCGTCGTAAATCGGCAGCATAGTTAAATTTTATAAGCTCTATGCTCATAGTTTGGTTGTTCGTATCGATTCCCACCATATCTGGCATGCAAAAGACTTTTCCTTTCTTGTCAAAAGCCATGTGCAACATCTTCGGCAATGAATCAACGATCGAACATATTTCAAGAAGAGCATCATCTCCAGTATTCTTTACTAATGAAGTTGCCTTACTGCCGGCCTCAGAGATAAAGATATAAGGCTGAGATAAGGGGTTATGACCTTCATAATAAGGTTCACTTGCAACCTTTGGGTAGATCATACCATCCATGAAGTCAATGCCTTTAACCTTAGCGTGCAATTGGAACAAGAAAGGAACAACAACACTCTTTCCAACACCTGGGTCTCCCCATAGAACAAAACAGAAAGGCGTTTGTCTCTTTGAACCTTGCATCACCATGACTTGCTCCTGGAAAATTGCCTTATTATCAAAAAGACACTTTTCAATCATGTTCTTCTGAGAGGAAAATGGACTAATATGTTTCAACATATACTCTAAAGACGCAATTAATTCCTCTAATTCAGCCATATATGCTTTCCTCTCTTTGAATCCCACCACAGGCAAACCATCATACAAGGCATCTTTATACAGAGCCATAAGTTTTGTTTTTTTTATAGCTTCTTCAATAGGGTCGGCTGCTAGAAAAATTTGTGAAAAAGGTGTCCCATTCAGCCAACACTCTCCCATTTGAAGAACCTTTATGAACAACTCAGATATAGAGTCTATTAAGGCAAAACCAGTTATAGATTTTCCTTTAAAGTCAAAACCGACCCACTTCTTTGCCAATCGGACATAGTTGCTAGGAAAAAATTTCATAACTGCTAATGTAGTAATGATGTGCTTCATCATATTGGCAAATTCACAAGTCACAATTGAATTTAAAAAAACTTTAAACCCTTGTAATGAATCAGAAAGAGACTCTGTCTGCAAACGCTCCTCTTTATCAGATGAAACCCATGACCGCACTTTGCTGACTAATGTAGACCATACCACATCCGTTATATTAAATGTTCCACCATTAGCCAAGCGCAGAGATGTTAGTGCAGACAACGCGTCCGCAACATTTCTACTGCGATATACTTGATAGCAAAAATTAATACAAATTACAATGTCTCTCTGTTCCTCAAACATTTCAGAAAATGAGTAGCCAAGAATATCTGTTATATATTCTCCCACAACCGGGAGTTTTATATTTTCAATTAGACTTTCAGTCACCAAGCGACCTTCTTTGCGGCGTTCTTTTCTCTGTTTTCTCTTCAAAGCTCTCTTATCTTGTTTTAAACTCAAGAACTCCTCTCTTTCAACAAGACTAGCATCTATTTTCCGTTGACGCTCCTCTTTAGCAAGCTGTTTGCGCAGTTTGTTAGGATGAATCGACTTAGGCTGGGACCTTCGTATTTCTGCACGCACAAACATGCCTGAGGTGACGTCTTCAAACTCTCTAGGTTTGCCACGTCTTTGCTGCTTAAACTTCTCACGTTTCTCATTATTTATTTCTCGTAGAACTTCAACTTTGAAATGAGCATGTCGTTTCTTCGCAGCAAATCGCTGCCCTGCAGAGGCAGCATCATATTCTTTCTCTTCAAATTCGCTATCATCATCAAAGTCGAGCAACTTTTTAATATGGCGCTTCTTTTGTCTTGATGAGGCTCCAGAATGGAGCTCTCCTCGCAACACAGCTCGTCGCTTCATAATAGCATTATCAAAGAAAGACATTGGAAAGGGTTTGAGACCTTTCTTTTTCCGAGATGCATTAAGCATCTCAAATGATCCCAAGGGATCTAAAGCACGAGCAATCACATCAACTTTACGTTGACTTAAATAATCACTCGTATATTTGTCGGCGAGCAAATCGTCGACATTTTTAATTTCTTTTTGTTCAGCATGTATCACTGGCTAAACCAGACACTTCCTACCCTATACACCTCGGGCAGGAGTGGTCCTTTATTACCTTTTATCCATAATGGAAGGGCGTAGATCTAATGATTCCCTTTTCGCAAGTAATTATTAATCAGTTGGTAAGGCATGTTTCAACTAATCAACAATTCTATACTTGTGATCCGTTCCGCTCTCTTGCGAGAGTTCTCCCCACAGACGGTTTGAGATGTGGGCTTAGTTTAATAGTGTGGTTGATCAGACCACATTTTTATTGTACTAAATATAGGAAATAAATCCAATCTTCGACGATGCTGTTGCTACTCAAAAGCGCAACAGAAACTATCTTATATCAAACTTAGAAGAGCTTCAAGAGCTCCTCCTACAAGGATACCTTCTGAGCGATCAACTCAGATCTTCTCCTCCGCACGGGCAATAAGCCCG